GCCGAGCTGCTGGCCGATCTGGGGTCACAGGCGCAGGCATGGCACTTCTGCCCGCCCCTGCCGCTCGACCCGCGCACCGCCGCCAGAAAATTGCTTGACCGCCAGCTGACCGACGAAGAGCGGGCCGACATGGAGCCAGCCGTTGAGAAGTTCGAAGGGGCTGCGGCGAGCCTGCTGGTGCGGCTGCTCGATGAATCGTGGTGGCTGCGCAAGATTAACCGCGCCTGGGCGGTGTATTGCGAACTGGTCGCCATTCTGACCGGCCAAGTGCGCAAGGGGGTTAGCCCCTACGCCAGCGCCCACGCGGTGCGCGAGTTCACCCAGCGCAAAGCAGCACAACAGGCGTGGATGGCGGGCATGAGCGCCGTCAATGAGGAGTTGGGGCAAGAGATCGATCTGGCCGACGCCATCATGGCATCGGTGGCCAACCCTGCCATTCGCCGTCATGAGCTGATGGTGCGGATGCGTGGCTTTGATGATCTGGCTGCGGAACAGGGCAAAGTGAGCCTGTTCCTGACCCTGACAGCGCCATCTGGATATCACTCATGGCGCCAGGGCAGCAAGGACAAGAGCAAGACCTACCAGAACGAGGGGTTCAACGGCAGCACCCCGACAGAGACCAACCGCCTGTTGGGCAAACAGTGGGCGCGCTTTCGTGCCGCGCTGGCCCGCGAGGGGGTCATGGCCTTTGGCTTTCGGGTGGTGGAGCCGCACCACGACGGCACCCCGCACTGGCACTGCCTGCTGTTTATCAACCCCGAGCACAAAGACATTTTTCTGACCCTGCTGGCCTATCACTTTACCGATACAGATCGGGCAGAGCTCAAGATGCCGAACGGCGATCTGCTCGATCAGCTGGCCCAGATGAAAATCCGCAACAAGTTGCCGCGCATCAAGTGGCTGCTAAATGTGAACGACAAGGCGGTGATGAAGGCCATCAACCCCCGGGTGAACTGGAAGGAGATGGATCCGGCAAAGGGCAGCGCCACCGGTTACATCGCCAAGTACATCGCCAAAAACCTCGACGGCCACAAGGTCGGGATGGACTACGAAGCAGAAACCAGCATTGACCACTCCATGGTTGCCGTGGCTGCCTGGGCAAGCTGCTGGCGCATCCGCCAGTTTCAGCAGATCGGCGGGCCGTCTGTGTCGGTCTGGCGCGAGCTGCGCCGCCTGGGCGACGAGGTGATCGAATGGGATTGTGTGCTGGAGGCTGCCCGCTACGCCGCTGACAACAATCGCTGGAGCCGCTTTATCGAGGCGATGGGCGGCATCGAGACCCCGCGCAAAGACCACCTGATCAAGCTCTCCAAGCGTCTGGACGCCGCCGCCAACAAATACGGCGAGGATGTGTTGCGCCTGATGGGGGTGATCTCTGACGTGGGCCAGACCACCGCAACCACCCGCACCGAAGGCTGGCAGATAGTGCGCAAGGGGGCAGCGGTGCAGGGTTTGGGCGAGCAGCGCGAGCCTGCAGTTGGCGAGCGCAGCGAGCCTGCAGTTGGCGAGCGTAGCGAGTTGCAGTCAAGCAGCGGCAGCTGCGCCCCTCGGAGTTCTGTCAATAACTGTACGAAAGGATCCAAATCAGGGGTTAAAGGATCCGCTCTGGCTAAGGAGCTGATTCGCATGGGTCTTGATGTGAGTAACGAAGACCTGCTGTTGCGGGGCTGCATCATCAACGCCGACGGCCAATATGTGCGACTGGTCGGCGATCGGCTGATTGTGACCCGCAACTGGCCAGGTGCAGGCGATGCGGTGGCCGACCAGCTGACCGCAGAGGTCGAGGCTGAACTGGCCCGCAGCCGCACCGCCAGCAGCGCCGAGCTGAAACAGCAGGCCCGCGAGCTGATGCATTCCGGTGGCAGCGTGACCGAGTGGCTGGCCAGCCTGCCGCTGCAACAGGCCGATGAGGCGATCGCCACCCTCACCCGCTTGGTGGATGACGAAGAGGATCGGGCCAATTACCAGCCAACTGAACTAGAGCGGGCAAACGTCGAAATCATGCGCGCAAACAACCTGCGCCACAGCGCAGAAATTGCCGAGGCGCGGGCGCGCCTGGGCGTTGAGTAAGGGGCAGTTCATGAAAGATGGAAGGTTAATTATGGAACCAAGGTTAATGCTAGGGGACTGCCTAGAGATCATGCCTACATTGCAGAACGGTAGCGTGGATATGGTATTGGCTGACCTGCCGTTTGGAACTACTCGCCAATCTTGGGACAAGGTGATCGACCCAGTGGAGTTATGGCGAGAATATCGGAGAGTGGTAAAGCCAGACGGAGCTATCGTGCTGTTTGCGAAGCCACCATTTGACAAAGTTCTGGCCGCAAGCAACTTGGCTATGTACCGATACGACTGGATCTGGGAGAAAACCAGGGCAACCGGACACTTGAACGCAAGTCGGATGCCACTGCAGGCCCACGAGTACATCTGTGTGTTTTACCAGCGCCAGCCAGAGTGTCACCCGCAAAAAACAGATGGCCACAAGCCGGTAAACGCCTACTACACCAGACATAGCGGCCTGTGTTACGGCGGTGCCGAAAAGCTCCAGTCTGGTGGTGGTAACACCGACCGCCACCCGCGTAGCGTAATCAAGTGCGCGCCGGTTCCGAACAACAAGCGCCGCCACGCAAATCAGAAACCATTGGAGCTATTGGTTCCACTGATTCTCACGTACACCAGCCCAGGCCAAGTGGTTCTTGATAACACAATGGGATCAGGCTCGACGATGGAGGCATGCATTGAAACAGGTCGAATGGGAATAGGTATTGAAAAGGATGTGAAGATTTACGAAAGGGCCGAAAAATTTATTACAAGTAAATTGGCTCTGAGCAGGGAGGCCGCATGAACCACGAACTGAAAATTCTGCCGCGCTACTTCCAGCCGGTACTGGACGGCGCCAAGCCGTTCGAGATCCGCGACAACTCTGACCGCAACTTTCAAGAGGGTGACACTGTCACCCTCAACGAGTGGGACGGCGAACGCTACACCGGCCGCAGCGCCAAGCGCCAAATTACATTCGTCACCGACTACGCCCAACAGCCGGGCTATGTGGTGTTCGGGATGAAGCCGACGGATGAAAACGACAAGGGCCAATTGATTAATGCCTATCTGGCAACGTGTATCACCGGCTATTCGCGGTACCAGCATGAGGTGTTTCTGGTTAAAAAGATGTCTCGCTCGGAGATTGAGATGATAGAGAAGTCGATGAGGCTGACGTATGCCAAGCCAGGTAATGAATTTCAGCTGGCGACCATCGTTCCCATTGGCCAGATGACCGAAGAGGATCTTCACGGATGAATGACGCCACCAAACGAAAACAGGCCCAGCGAGCCAGACGGGCGGCCCTCGGCATCAAGCGGGTGGAGGTGGCGCTCTCAGAACGGGAGCGCCAGCAGCTGGAGACGCTGGTGCTGTAAGGAGGAAACATGCAACAGGAACAACACGAGCCCGCCGTTGGCGGGCGCTATCGGGTGATCCGTCCTGCCGAGTCGTTCGAGGATATTGACGGGAGCCATGTTACGTTCGCCCGGGTCGAATTCGTGGCCGAGGTGCTGGAGAAGCCAGACAAGGTGCTGGCCTTTGATGGCGTCAAAAAGGTCATCGAGCCGCTGCCAGAGCACCTGAAAGCGCCGGAATGGTTGTGGGTCTGCAAGCTGCGCACCGGCCGCCGCCAGTGGTTGAATCGCAACACCTGCCAACTGGTGCCCATGCCGTAATCGCAAAACGTGTCCGGTCACGAAAGCGTGACCGGACACAAAAGCCGAAATGAACCAAGCCCCCATCACGGGGGCTTTTACTTGTCTTGGTTCGACATTAAGAGAGCTGGCTACGGACATATGATATATACCCACTAGATATACAAAGTGCATCTATAGGCAAATGAAAGTAGGCATTTTAATATTAAAATGATAGTAACTTGATATTAATGCGTTCTTTTATAGGTAGCGCTAAGCTGTTAATTTTCAAGCAACTTGAAATCATTGCAAACATCCTAACAACTTTATGAGAAAAGATACACTGAACACCCTAACACCAGCATCGGCGCGGTTTTCAGGGTGATTGCCAGCGTCAAGCAAGGACATCATGACAACGAGAGCGCGATGATGATGTCGCACCACGACTTTTGATTGCCAAGGATTTGGCACTATAGGTAAACGAAAGTTAGAGACTGAAAAATAGTTATAAAATGATGTTGCAAACTTCTTCGGCTGCAATTTACCATGCGCCGCAACAACGTTAAAAAAACAAAATCCAGCCATGCTGGAGGGGATTATTTTGCCTGAAAATAAATATATATCAGCGATAGATTTTGATAGCGCCAGACCAGACCGCGAGCAACCAGTCGATTTCGGCATCGCTCATCGTAAGGAAAACAGCGCGCTGATCATGGGCCGCTTGGCTGGCCACCGCCCATCCGGCCGCCGGGATCATCTGTTGCACACTGATGCCCAGGTGCATGCAGAGCAAAATGGCATCCTCCAAGTCAATGAACCCGGGCACGTCGTCATCAAGCCAGCGCCCGATCGTGCTCGGGTGAACACTGATCAGCCGTGCCGCATCGGCATAGGAGAGACCGGCGCTCTCAAGCGTCGATCTAAGCTGTGCTTTGGCATCGAGCAGGTACTGCCGAGCCACAGCGGGGAGAGTTCTATTCCGTTTCATGGGGCGGCTCCTGTATCGATGGGGTCGCCCGTGCTCTAGTTGTTATTGTTTATAACCCTGTCAATTGCAGGATCTGACAGGTAAAAACTCACATTTATGCAAATCGGGGCCGAATCATGCAGAGATATGCAATTCGACACCTTGTAAAATTAACTGGTCAAGCCAGTGGCAGCGATAAGCCATAACCGAACAAACAAAACTACGGGAGTTAAGAATGCCTTTGCCAGATGTTGATACCGTTTTAGATGACATCGAGTTCACTGCCTCGCTCATCACAGAGAAGAGCACACAAGAAGAGCAGGGCCGTGTCGAAAGCATCATCCGATCCCTTGTCATCGTGGGCCGCCTGTCATTATCGAATCCACCTACTCGACAGCTTACGCACATAGTTGCTAACTGATTCTGTGCATAACTTAACCAACAAGGGGGCTTCGGCCCCCTGTTCAATTATACGAGCAGGATAGTGAAAGGATCTGACGGAAAGTGAAGGATCGCAAAAAGGATCTGAAAAGCCACGCGCGGCCAGTGCTGGCGCGGGGAGCAGATACCCGCCAACAGTCGTTCACCTGCATGGAAATCGACACATAAAGCGGGCAGGCGTGGCGGGGTAACGATTGCGCGCGCTGGGTGCTGGCAGGGGTCGGCAGGCTGCGCCAGCCGCTCAGGGTGCGCGTGAAAGGATCTGAGAGGGTGCAAGCTGCCACAGCGCCACCGATGCAGCAGCGGGCCGCGCAGGCGCTTTAGTGAGGTGGGCTACAGGCAAAAGAAAACCCCGCCTGATGGCGGGGTGGTTGATCTCTCTTGGGTGGCTGGCTCAGCGCAGCGGGTCACCCTGGGCAGCAGGCTCGGCACCGGCGGCCAGCTTGTAGGGATTGAAGCGAATGATCTCCTCACCCGCCCACTCGTTAAACTGCAGCAGTCCAGCCTTGAGGCTGTCTATCTCGTTCACATCGAACACCTGGGCGGCCTCCGTCACATTGCCGAACCCACCCGTGCTGTTGGGCATCACCCCCATCAGCTGGGGCGGTACCCGATGGGTCGCCAGCTGGTCGTCGCGCGAAACGTTCTTGATACTCAAAAAGTCATCCTTGGCCGCCACCTCCGCCACGGGGATTAGCTTGACCCCGTCCTTGTTGCCGCCGGGGGTGTAGAGCAGCAGATTGCGGAAGTTGCCGGGGCCCTTGCTCTGGCGCAACGCCTCCCGCAGCTTGGTGATATCCCCCTCATTCTGCACCGCGTCGGTGATATGCATAATGAACCCGGCATGGCTGCCGTTCTCATAGTAGCGGCGGCGAAACAGCGTGGCCGACTCGTTCAGCAGCGTCGAATTCAGCCCGCCAACATAGTCGGGGATGCCGTAAATCTCCTGATTGATATCACACTCCATCACATGGCCGACCCGCCCGACTGGCAGTTCCTGCTCCTGCCCTGGCTTTGCAATCCACCAATAGGTGTCAAGGTCCAGCCCGCGCCGGCAGTACTTGGCCCGCAAGTGGTCATAACGCAGCACCCCACCGATCCGGTTCTGCACCGCCTGCAGATAGCCATTGCCGAAGATCAAAAAATCCAGCGCCAGCCCGGTGAACGCCGTCAGGCTCAGCTTGGGATGCGGGATGAAGCACGACCGCAAGATATTCCGCTTCACCTGAATCGCCGAGGCATGATGCACCCCAGCCCGATACACCCGCGCCAACCCATTGAGGGAGAGCGGCGGCTCATACCAGCGCCCGTTGTGCATCGCCTCAAGATAGTCGAACACCTCCCGCTGGCTGAGCACTGGCACCGGCTCGCCAAAGGTGAAGGCCTCCATGGCCCCACCGGGTTTTTGAGTTGCCATCACAGGCGGCGTTGGGGTTGAAGAGGGGCGACGATTGCGGCGGTTGCTCATTAGAAAAACTCCATAGAACTGGTATTGGTCCCGCTGGCACCTGCCAGCGGCTCATGTAACAGGGCGTGCATCGTTGCCCAGGCAATATCGGCGTGGCTGGTCTCTTCCGAACGGCTGGCCTCAAAGGTCGGCATCTTGCCGCCAGCGGTCACCCCTCGGCGAATGCTCATAAAGGCCGCCGCCAAGTCGGTCCAGCCGCTGTCAAACTCCAGCCGCCCCTTGTTCATCACATCCTGCGCCTTCATCACCATCTGAATTTTCACGCTCGGGTTGTACTGGATGGACGTCGCAGCCGGATAAAACTGTTTAACCAGCTGATAAACCCCCTCCCCGATCCCGGTGGTATCGATCCCGATATAGGCCACGTTGTAACGGTCACACATGGCCCGTATCGACTTGGCCTGGGCATCAAAGTCCATCCCTTTCCACTGGTGGCGCTCAAGCGCCCGAAACTTGCCACCGGGCACCGCAGGCGGCGCCAGCACCACACAACCGGCGCTATCACCATTGCTGCCCTTGGCCGGGTCATAACCGATCCACACCTGCCGGTTGCCCATAGGCCGCATCGCAAAGGGCTTGTAGTCATCCCACAGCTCCCAGCTGTCAACCATGCACCGTTGCAGCATGGCGAGCGGGAACACGCTGGACGTATCGTCCATAAACTCGCACATCAGCAGCTGGTTATAGTCATCGGGAGAATAACGCCGCCGCAGCCGATCCAGGTCGAACAAGTCACAGCCGCCGCGCACCGCATCCTCAACGGTGACGATCTGCCGCCACTGGCCATCCCCGCACAGCTGCCCACCCTGCAAAACAGCATGATCAACATCGAACTTAATCTGTTCGTTCTTCGCGCGTCCCTTGTTGAACATCGCGCCAGACCAGAACGGGTAGGCATCATGCGACAGGCTGGATGGCGTGGAAAAATAGGTCAGCCGCCAAAACTTCTGCATCGCCATACCGCTGGAAACTTTGTAGAGCTCCTGAAACTTGGGTATCCAAAAATACTCATCGATGTAGAGGTTGCCGTGATAACTCTGGGCGGTACGGGAGTTGGTACCAAGGAAGTAGAGAATGGCGCCATTGCCAAGCGTGATCGGGTCGCCCTTGAGCTCTACACCGACCTCCAGCGCGAACGCCAAAATGTACTGCTTAAACTGATGGGCCTGCGCCTTACTGGCTGACAAGAAGATCTGATTGCGGCCAGTGGTCAGCGCATCGATCAACGCCTCCCGCGCAAAGTAGAACGTTGCGCCGATCTGCCGGCTCTTGAGCAGGTTGCGCTCAGTGTGTTGCAGACCAGCCTGATACCAAATCTTCTGATAGCCAAACATATTGCTATGAAATAGCTCGCCCAGCTTCTCTAGCTGAGCCTCATCAAAATTGTTGCGAACGGGCGCCTTCTTCGGCCCCTTGTTACGGTTCGCCACCTTAGGGTTGAGGTCGGCCTCGTTGCCGCCGTTGCTGTACTTGTTGACCCGGGCGACCCGCTCCAGCTGGCGGCCCAGCAGGTCAATCTCCTTAAAATCGCCACCGGTCTTCACATCCTTGGCGATCAGCTGGCACATCCGCGCCTCAAGCGCGAAGTCGACCCGGTCAATCGGTTTGATGTCATCCCAGCCGTCGCGCTTCTTCCAGGTCGAGACTGTCCCCTCCGGCGTTTGCAGCAATTCAGCAATGGCGCGAAGCGGGTAGCCCTGAAAGAACAGGTGCATGGCCTGCCGTCTGGGTTCGATATGGGGGAAAAGTAAGGGTGCTGTAGTCATGGCGCCAGTCTACCGACCCACGCAAGCGCCCTGACGCCCGCGCCAGTGTATCCGCCGTAGATACACTGGCCGCCGATTGCACGATCCCGCCTCTCGCCCAGACCATAACCGCGACATCACAACCCAATTACCAAAGGGATCCCAGCTCATGGCGAAGAAAGCGAAATTCAAGCGCGTGGCAGTGGCGGGCCAGACCACTGACGGCCGCACCATCGCGCCGGAATGGCTCACCCAGGCAGCCAAAAACTACAACCGCGAAAAGTACGGCGCCCGCGTCAACCTCGAACACTACCTCAGCCCGTTCCCTGATAGCGATTTTCGCGCCTATGGCGACGTGCTCTCCGTCTATGCCGAAGAGGTAGAGATCGACGGCGAAAAGAAAATGGCCATGTTTGCCGATATCGACCCGACCGAAGACCTGATCAAACTCAACAAAGCCCGCCAGAAGGTTTACACCTCCATCGAGCTGGATCTGGACTTTGCCGGTACAGGCGAGGCCTATCTGGTTGGGCTGGCCGTGACCAACACCCCCGCCAGCCTCGGTACCGAATACCTCCAGTTCTGCGCCGGTGCTGGCGACAGCAGTCCGCTGGCCGCGCGCAAGCAAAAATCGACCAACCTGTTTACCTGCGCCATCGAAACCGAAATCGAGTTCACCGAAGAGGGCGACAAAGGCCCCAGCCTGTTTACCCGCGTCAGAGAACTGCTGACCCCGCGTGACAAGGCCAACGCCGAGCAGTTCGCCGACGTTCACCAAGCCGTCGAAGCCGTGGCCAAAGAAGTCACCACCATCGATGCCGCCCTGCAGCAAAAGCTCACCGAGCAAGCCAGCACCATCACCGAACTGACCAGCAAGCTGGCAGGCACCGACCAAGCACTGGCCGACCTCAAAGCCTCGCTGGGCCGCCAGGAAGATTTCAGCCACAAGCGCCTGCCCGCCACCGGTGGCGATAGCACCACCACCGACTCCACCGACTGCTAAGGATCATCATCAATGCGTAACGAAACCCGTCTGAAGTTCAACGAATACACAGGTCAGTTGGCAAAGCTCAATGCCATCACATCCGCCATGCTGACGTTCAGCGTCGCGCCCACCATCCAGCAGAAGCTGGAAACCAAAATGCAGGAGTCCGTCGAATTCCTCAGCATGATCAACATCGTGCCTGTCGACGAACTCAAAGGCGAAAAGGTGAGCATCGGCATAGGCAGCACCATTGCTGCTCGCACTGACACCAGTGGCGGCGTTGCCCGCAAGCCAAATGACCCTTCTAGCCTGCAAAGCCGGATGTACGAGCTGGTGAAGACCGACTACGACACCACCATCGGCTATGCCCAGCTCGATGCTTGGGCCAAATTCCCCGACTTCCAGACCCGCATTCGTGATGCCATCATCACCCGTCAGGGGCTGGATCGGATCATGATCGGTTTCAACGGCACCAGTGCGGCCCCCAACACCGACCGCAACGCTAACCCCATGCTGCAAGACGTAAACATCGGCTGGCTGGAAAACACCCGCAAAGATGCCCCCAATCAAATCATGAGCGAAGTGGGAAAAGGCTCAGGCAAGATCTATATCTACCAGCCCAAGGACGAAAGCGACGAAGAGAAGGCCAAGAGCGACTACGGCAATTTAGATGCGCTGGTATTCGATCTGGTGAATGAAAAGATCAAGCCATGGTATCAAGACGATACCGACTTGGTGGTGATCTGCGGCCGCAAGCTGCTGTCAGACAAATACTTCCCGATCATCAACAACACCCACGACAACGTGAACAAACTGGCAGGCCAGGTACTGGTGAGCCAGAAGCAGATCGGCGGCCTCAAGGCGATCCGCGTCCCCTTCGTGCCGGAAAACACCCTCATTGTGACCAAGGTCGCCAACCTATCGATCTACTTCCAGGCGGGCGGGCGCCGCCGCCACATCGAAGAGCAGCCAAGCCTTAACCGCATCGTCAACTGGGAATCCTCCAACGATGGCTATGTGGTAGGTGATTACGACTGCATCGCCATTGCCGAAAACATCACTCAGGCCGCTAAGCCGGTTACGCCGTAAGGAACCGACGATGACCCCTGCGCAACAGCACACCGCTCGCACACTGGCCGCCCTGCAAGGGGCGGCCTCTCCCCAATTCGACCAGGTACGCGCCAACGCCTACGAACTCCAGCTGATGCAGTTGGCCGAGCACCGCCGCACCCTCAAGGGCATCCAGAGCCAGGAGCTCAAGATTGCCGCCAAGCGCCCAATGCTGGCCGTCTATAAACCGTGGATTGCTGGCCTGCTGGCCGCCGATCGCGGCGGTCAAGACGATGTGATGGTCACCATCATGCTCTGGCACCTCGACACCGGCGATCTGGAAGGCGCCTTCGACATGGCCGACTACGTGATCCGCCATGGCCTGAACACCCCCGATCAGTACGAACGCACCGCCCCCACCCTGATCGCCGAAGAAGTGGCCGAGACCGCCATCAAGCTGCAAGACGCGGGCACCGGCCCAAGCCTCGGCCTGCTCTCTGCCTACATCGAACTGCTGAAAGGCTCGGACATGTTCGATCAGGTGCGCGCCAAGCTGCACAAGGCAGTGGGCCGCGCCAGCTATGCCGAAGGGTTCAAGGAGCAAGCCGCCGAGCACTACCGCCGCGCTCTCGAACTGCACGACAAGGTCGGCATCAAGAAAGAGCTGGAAGTGCTGGATCGCGAAATCAAGAAAGACGCCGAACAGGCAGCCAAAGCAGCGGAAGAACAGGCAGCAGAACAAGCCGCCAAAGACGCCGAGCAAAAGGCCCCCGAGAACGGCACCCCCGAACAGCCTGACCCCGCCGACGGCGAGGCCAGCTAACCGAGCGAACCCCGCAACCCTGGGCGGCTCGGGCCTGACGAATGCCACTGGCATACCAGACGGCCCGACCACCGCCCAACCAGCGGCACCACCTCAAAGTCAGGAGCACCATGAGCACCGGATTTTTAGCCACCAACCCGACCCCGCCAGCAACAGAAGAGGCCGACATCACCAGCAGCCCCTTCTGGCCTGCGATCTCCCTGAGCGATCTGCGCGAAACCGTCCGGCTTGATGGCACCGTCACTACCGCCCGACTCAAACATGCAGTGATCGAAGCCATCACCAGCGTCAACCGGGATCTGGCGGATTGGCGCACTGCCAGAGAGAGCGACGGCAGCGCCACCCTCGCAGACGTACCCGCCGAGCCCATCAACGGCGAATCGGTACACCTGCACAGCTACCGCCGTGCCGTCTATGCCATGACCCGCGCCAACCTGCTCGAACGCTACACCGACTACAGCGCCACCGGTGACGGCGTCAAAGGGGCAGATGCCAAAGTGATCAGCTCGGATGACCTCTACCGGGATGCCCGCTTTGCCATCCGCGACATTATCGGCACCACCCACAACACAGTGGAACTGATCTGATGCAACTGCGCAGCCAACAGGGCGACACCCTCGATCTCATCCTGTTTCGGCACTACGGCTACACCGCAGGCATCACCGAGCAAGTGCTCGACCTCAACCCCGGTTTGGCCGCGCTCGGCCCCATCCTCCCTACCGGCACCTTCATCAACATGCCAGCGGCCCCCACTCAGGCCGAGCAGCCGCTGATCCAGCTATGGGATTGACCCATGAGAAAACTGACATGAGCCGCCTCGACGACGAACTCGAACGACTGGCCGACATCAGCGAGCAGCAACTGGCTGCCCGCATCCACGCCGCCCGTATCAGCGGCACCGGCCCCCACTACTGCATCGACTGCGCCGAACCCATCCCGCAGGAGCGCCGCGAAGCGATCCGGGGCTGCGAACGCTGCGCCGACTGCCAGACCATTCACGAATTCCAAAACGCCCGCCATATCGGCGGCAAACGATAACAACAGGAGAGCAAGATGCCAGAACCCATCTCATCCAGTGCAGCAACCAGCACCCTCACCGGTCTGGCGCTGCTGTTCACCTTGCCGGGCGTTGACCCCGCCATGGTGCTGTCTTCCTTAACCGGCGCAGTCCTGTTTATCTCCGCCACCGAAGAGCACAGCCGGTGGCGAAAAATAGCCCTGTTCGTCGTCTCGTTCATTGTTGGTCTGGTGATGGCAGACCTCGCTTGCCAACTGCTGGGAATGGCCTTGCCAGCTGGCGTCACGGTCAGTAAAGCCGTCGGCGCGCTGCTCTCGTCAGCCCTGATGGTCCGCCTGCTGCAAGCTGCCATGCGCACCGAGTTCGGCACGATCTTAAACATCTTGCTCAACCGGAGGGGGTAACCATGATCCCGACCAGTCCAACCGGCGTGTTTATTTACACCGCCCTTTACGCCCTGATCTGCGCCGCCATCTTCCTGCGTGTCATGCTGTTTGACCGCAAAGGGGGCGAATATCGCGCCCTGCCCGCCTGGATGGCGTGGCTGCTCTGCGTGCTGTCTGGCTCTGTCCCGCTGCGCTTTATATTCGGCGGCATCCCAGTGCCGGATCCTGCCTCCTTCGGGCTCGCTGTTTTCCTGCTGTTCGCCGTGCTTCGAACCAGCGGATCCGTGCACCACCTGCTGCCCAAGCGCAAACCATCACCCGCCCCAACGCCCGCGACATTTACCGGAGGTTTCAACCATGAGCCTGAAAAAAGGCGATACCGGCACCGCCGTGGCCGATCTGCAGCGCCGCCTCACCGCCATCGGTTATCCGGTCGCAGTCGATGGCTGGTTTGGCGATGCCACCGAGCAGGCCCTGCTCGACTTCCAGCGGGATTACATGATCACCGCCATCGGTCAGGCGGGCCCACGCACCATGGCCGCCCTGCTCGGCAGCGAGCGCGGCAACCAGCTGACCGTCAACCACATGCAGGCAGGGGCTGATCTGCTCGCCGTGCCGCTGGCCACCATGGCCACCGTCGCCCAGGTTGAAAGCATCGGTGAAGGCTTCACCCAAGCTCAGCGCCCGGTGGTGCTGTTCGAGCGGCATGTGTTCTACCAGCAGCTCACCAAACACCTGGGCAAGGCGGCCGCCGACCAGCTGGCCGCCAATTACCCCAATCTGGTCAACCCCAAGCGCGGCGGCTATGCGGGCGGGTCGGCAGAGTGGGAACGGCTGCAACTGGCCATCAGCCTGCATCGCGCTGCCGCCATCGAATCGGCCAGCTGGGGCATGTTCCAGGTCATGGGCTACCACTGGCAGCCGCTGGGCTTTGCCTCGGCCAACGACTGGCAGGCAGCCATGCAGCGCAGCGAGGTCGAACATCTCACCGCCCTGTGCCGCTTCATCCAGCAAGACCCAGCTATGCACAAGGCCCTGCAGGGTCGTAAATGGGCAGACTTCGCCCGCCGCTACAACGGCCCTGCCTACAAAGACAACGACTACGACACCAAGCTGGCCAAGGCATACGAGCACTTTGCCAAGGTCTATCCGGTGAAGGAGGTGGCTGATGCACATTGAAATCACAGGCCGGATGACGGGCAAAACCACCCGTCTGATAGCCGCCGCGAACAAGAAGCGGCAGGAAAGAAAAAAGGTGGTCATCGTGCTGTCGTCGCCGCTGGATAAAGAGCACCTGTGGATGTTTCTGGACATTGCCAGCAAGGTCAAAGGGGCATACGTCACCAGCTGCGACCTGCTCAACATCAACCGCAGAAACGAGCTTCACCAAGCCGAACGGGAAATTCTGGAAGCCCTCATCAAAGACAGCGACGCCTGTTGGTTCTTTGACGAGTTTGATTGGTATGAGAACCAGCTTGATATACCCATCATGCCGAACGGCTACTACACGACCACCCCGCGCCCGGGTTTCGACCTGATGAAAGCCTCGGGCGACAGAGTGATCAACCAGCTGCTCGCCAAGGCAGAAACCTTTGTTGATACGGTGGTGGTTATGCCCTGCAACAGCGCCCTGCGCGCTGATGGGATGGACTTTTGGGGGATAGATCATGCCGCGGCCTAAGTGCGGTCACTTGGTGGGGAAAACCTGCACCAAGCTGGATGCGAAATGTCTGGAATTGCGCTGGCTTGGTGGCTGTCTGATCTGCCCGTTCAGAGGCAGCAGCCAGAATAAGCCGTCGCCAACGCCACCCCCGAGGAAACCGTAATGGCATTACTACGCACCCCACTCAGCTGGCTGCTGCTGGCCTTGGCCATCGCCTTGGGCGGCTGGGGCTGGTCGGCGACCTCGGCCGCGACCGCCAAGGGGCAGGTCACCACCCTGCAAAGCGACCTCAAGGCCGCAGATGACAAGGCCAACGAGGCGCAGCGGCGGGAACAGGGCAAAGACACCACGATCAACACCCTGAAAACCGAACTGGATACCCAAGCAACCGCCGCCGCCGAACTGCAAAGCCAGCTCGGCGACCTGTCGATGACCGCAGCCACCCGCGCTGAAACCATCAAGAGGCTAAAACGTGAAAATGCTGAACTTCGCACTTGGGCTGATCGCCCTCTGCCTGCTCCTGTTATCAGGCTGCTCCAGCGCCCCACCATCACCGGTGCCGCAGACTATCAGGCTCACCTGTCAGGGCCTGACACCCTGCCAGCTGCCACCGGCCAGCCCAGCCAATAACGGCGACTTGCTCGACCAACTGACCCAGACCGAAACCGCCTGGGCCAGCTGCGCCGCCAAGGTCGATAGCCTCATCACCTGCCAGCAAAGGCATCAACAACAAGGGAGCCAAGATGGAAAAGCCAAAACAGATCCGTGAGGCGCTGACCAGCTGCGTCCCACACCTCAAAACCAACCCGGACAAACTGCACATCTTCATCGCCCCCGGTAACGTCGAAAGCACCGGTGCCAGCTCACTCTCGTTCGAGTGGCAATACCCGCTCACTATCGGTATTGAAGACTTTGCCGGCCATCCGGATCAGATCATGGTGCCGCTGCTGGCGTGGCTGCGCCAACACCAGCCCGAGCTGATGACCAACGATGAAAAGCGCAAGGATGGCATCACCTTCGAGGCCGAATACCTCGCCAACGACCTGATCGATCTCATCATCACCGTCAAACTGACCGAGCGGGTCAGGGTGTGGAAAAACGAGCAGGGCATTGGCTGGGAGCACCTGCCAGAGCCGCCGGAAGACCCTTATGACGGCATCACCTGGGAATTGTTCATCAACGGGGAATATCAGCCATGGCCACCGACGAACTGAGCCGCCTGACCAGTTGGGCTGATGGCCTGTTGGCCAGCATGGAACCTGCCGCCCGCCGCCAGCTGGCCGCTGACATGGCGCGTAAGCTGCGTGACAGCCAAGCCAGCCGGATCCGTACCAACATCCAACCAGATGGCAGCCACATGACCCAGCGCAAGCCACAGCCCAAGCTGAAAAAAGGCCGGGGCCGCCTGCGCAAAAAAATGTTCTTCAAAATCAGCAGCAAGACATGGTTAAAAGCCAGCGCCACCCCCTCGCAAGCCGTGGTTGAATTTGTCGGCACTGCTCGGCGCTTGGCGACCATCCACCACTACGGCCTCAAAGACCGTATCAAGGGCCGCGAGATCAGCTATCCGACACGGGAACTGCTCGGCATCACCGAACAAGAGCTCGACCAGCTCGAAAACACCCTGCTCGCCCACCTCAGTCACGGGCTGTAATCATCGCGGCCAGTGTATCCGCCGTAGATACACTGGCCGCCCCTCGCCTTACCAGCCATTGCCCAAAACAATGGCCCCATGCACCCGACCACAACCGAACTCAAACGCCTGATCGACAACCTGATCCGCATTGGCACCGTCACTGCCGTGCGCTCAGGGGAATGTCGCGTCAAAACTGGCTACATCACCACCAACTGGCGGCCCTACACCACAGACAGGGCCGGGGCGAACCGTACCCGCCACCGCCTGAGCCTGGGCGAGCAGGTGATTTTGCTCTCGGTCAGCGGCGATACGCGCAATGCCTATATCGTCGGCCGCCTCAATGCTGACCAGTTCCCCGAGCCGCTGGCCGAGGATGACAACCCTGATCTCGACCGCACCGAATACGCCGATGGCGCCATCATCGAATACAACCCGGCAACCGGGGCACTCAACGCCACCGGCATCAAGTCCGCCACTATCTCAGCCTCGGTCACCGTCAAGCTGATCACCCCGCTGGTCGAATGCACCAAGGCGCTCAAGGTCGGCACCACCATCAGCGCGGGGGACAAGATTACCGCCCCCACCGCAAACATCGGTGGCATAGAAGTCACGACCCACAAACATAAAGACACCATGCCAGGCAGCGGTACATCAGGGGGCCCTGTATGAACTGGCTCGGCATGAATGCCGCCAATGGCCGCGCCATCAGCGCCACCGACCACATCATCCAGTCGGTGCGCGACATCCTGATCACCCCTGTGGGTTCGCGGGTGATGCGTCGCGACTACGGTAGCGAGCTGTTTTACCTCATCGACCAGCCCCAGCATCAGGCCACCCGCCTGCGCCTGATGGCCGCCACCGTGCAAGCCCTTATCAACTGGGAGCCACGCATCACCATCACCCGCGTCGATGTGCTCGGCGGCGGCATCGATGGCGCTCTCACCATCGAGCTCACTTGGCAGCGCAAAGATGGCGGCGCGCCGGAGTCTGCAACCATACCCGTCCCAACAGGAGTCGCAAGTTGAGCATCATCGATCTATCCAAATTGCCAAAACCATCAATAATCGACCCGCTCGACTTTGAGTCAATTCTTTCAGAACGGAAAGCAGCGCTGATTGCACGGTATCCACTTGACCAACAAGCGGCCATTGCAGCCACACTCGCACTCGAATCAGAACCGCTTACGAAATTCCTGCAAGAGAACGCCTATCGCGAGCTGATCCTGCGCGCCCGCATCAACAACGCCGCCGTGGCCAACATGCTGGCATGGGCAGAGGGGGCCGACCTTGATAATCTGGTTGCAAACTGGAATGTCGAGCGGCTGACCGTACAACAGGGCGACGACACCGCCACCCCGCCGATCCCCACGATTATGGAAAGTGACGAAGCTCTGCGCGAACGCGCATTGCTGGCATGGGATGCCCTCAGCGTCGCAGGCCCCCGCGAAGCCTATCGCTATCACGCCCGCACCGCTGATGGCGCAGTGATGGATGCCGAACCCATCTCCCCGAGCCCGGGCGTGGTGGATGTCTACATCTTGGCCGCCACCGGCGACGGCACCCCGTCTGCGGCCCTGCTGACCAAAGTGGCCGGCTATCTCACCGATGAAGATCGGGTGCCGCTGACAGATAACGTGCATGTAAAAGCCACCCAGGTACTGCCATACACCTTGGCCATCCGCCTGTTTATCCCTGCTGCGGGGCCATCTGCTGCCGCCATCACCGCCGAAGCCGAGCGGCGATTGCTTGAGGTTATCAACCCGCGTCGCCGCATCGGGGTAGAGGTACCGCGATCCCTCCTTGAATCGGCCTTGCATGTGCCGGGGGTAAGAAAGGTCGAGTTGGTTGATTGGGCAGACATCACACCGGCACCCTATCAGGCAGCATGGTGTAGCGGATACACCATCGAGCAGGTGATCCAATGACTCTGCTGCCACCCAATACCACAGTACTGGAACGCAACCTGACCAATGTGGCCGCCGCTGCGCTGGATCTCCCTATTCCATGCCGTGATTTGTGGTCGCCTGCCAGATGTCCGGCCAACGTCCTGCCGTATCAGGCATGGGCATTCAGCGTCGATGACTGGGATGATGATTGGTCTGACTCGCAAAAGCGTGGTGCCATGGCAGCAAGTTTCAGCATCCACGCCACCAAAGGCACCCCGGGCGCGGTGCGTCGCGCACTGGAGGCGATCGGCTATCGCGCCACACTCCAGCAATGGTTCGAGTTTGGCGGTCAGCCGTACACCTTCAAGGTGCGCGTCAACGTTCCGCCAGAAGGGATCGCGGCGGGCAACACCGCTGCCATCACGCGCCGAGTAGACGAAGCCAAAAACCTGCGCAGTCACTACACCCTCAGTCTGGTCATGAGCACAGACGTAGGGCTGGGGGTGGCGGCCGTGCCGACCATCACCCCGCGCTACATCTGCCGCCCATATCAGGCCAGCCTACCAACAACCAGCATTGCCGCCCCCCTTGGCGGCATGCCGCGCATCGCGGCAACCTACCGAGTGAATGCCATATGACAACACAAACCTACTTTACCGTCCTGACTGCCATCGGGGCCGCCAAGCTGGCCAATCTGGCCGCGACCAGCCGCCCCCTGAAACTGACCCAGTTCGCCGTGGGCACCGGTGGCGGAGACAGTTACGCCCCCACCGCAGAGCAACTACAGCAGGCCACCCGCCTGATCGACGAAACCTTTCGTGGCCCGATTGCCATACTGGAACAAGATGACAACCTGCCATCCCAATACTACATGGAAGGTTACGTCCCAATCGACGTGGGCCCGTTCATCGTGCGCGAGGCCGGTTGGTTCGATGCTGACGGTGACATGATATTTGCCACCCGCTATCCACCGGTAGAAAAAACCATTACAGCACAGGGGGCGCAAGTCGACCTCCCGCTCGGCACCTACATCTCAACTCATCAAGTCGATGGCGGGCAAATCCAGATATTGGTCGACCCGTCCAAAGTGCTGGCTTCACGAACATATGTTGAACAACGTTTTGCATGGATACCATTCACCGGCCAAGGCGCGGCCATGAACCGTTCATATCGCTTCATGGGCGCAGGTGAGCTGACCTTGCCAGACGGCGGTGACGTGATGGTGATGGCTGATCATTCAGTTCCAATCAATAGCGTCGACTGCGTTGTTCAAACAAAGGCCGGTTACACAATATCAACCCCTGGCGGGGCAGATCAAAAAACCCGCATCCGTGAGGCGGGCCGAGTGTTTATCTTCTCTTGTGTAGATGGTAAGTGGAGGGTGTCATGATTGATCTAGGGGGTGCTCTTGCCCGCATGGTACAAAGAGGCGTTGTCTCTGTAGGCATTGGGGAATCGGTGTCGGTCCCCATTCCCAAAATAAACTTGGGCACATCAATTTTGCATGTAAAACCGCAGGGTGCGATTTTTGTACGGGATACATCGTCCCCCTGGGCATCTCTACACATCGGTACAGGATACATAAAGGATGCTCAAACGCTCACATTTGTGGGCGCCACATCGACATCAACATATGGAGTTCGCACAAACATTCACTGGGAATTAGAGGAGTGGGTATGATTTATCGCTATGCAGTGATGTCAGGAAGCACCGTCGTCGGCATCTCTCAATACACAATGGAAGTTGATGACCCACGCCTGATCCCTCTCGAAGATATAGATGTGTCTATAGGAGATATTTATAACGGCAGTGAGTTTGCTAAACCAGCGCAAGAAAAAACAGTGGGAGAGTAACCCTAATAAAAAAACACCCCGCTCTGTGCGCAACGCTGTTCAGATAAGCATTTTTTTACTAATTATTCATAAATGCGACTTGAGTTGGGGGAGCTAGGCTGTTTCCAGTCGATCTTTCTCCAGCTTTTATCCAGCGCGGCTTGCAATAGAAAGAGGGAGGCATCATGCCTCCCTCGCTTTTTAGCCCCGATACTACGTGGGCTGCAACTCAAATTCTCTTAAGTGAACAGCATTGTGCCCCGTGCGGGGTGTTTCGTTACTGCCGCCCGCCACCACATTGTCACCGCTGCTCCAGTGTATCCGCCGTAGATACACTGGCCGCCGCTCGCCTGCCATCCCCTGCCCCTGCATCCTGACCCTGCTCACATCACATGCATTACCTACGCAAAGAATGCTCCGTCCGGACAACAGGAGAACCTATGGCACTGGACCAATTTCACCACGGCGTGCGCGTCGTCGAAGCGACCGAGGGCACCCGCACCATCCGCACCGTCGCCACGGCGGTGATCGGCATGGTCTGCACCAGCGAAGACGCCGACGCCACCTATTTCCCCCTCGACAAGCCTGTACTGATCGCCAACCTGCCAGCGGCCATCGCCAAGGCAGGCAGCGAGGGCAACCTCAAAAAATCGCTGCAAACCATCTATGACACCGCCACCACCATCGTCATCGTCGTGCGCGTGGCCAAGGGGGCCGACGCTGCAGCCCTCACCAGCAACATCATCGGCACCATCAAGCCCGATGGCAGCTATACCGGCCTCAAGGCACTGGAGCGGGCCGCCCCGGTCACCACCGTCAAGCCACGCATCCTCTGCGTGCCGGATAACTGCACCCTGCCGGTGTCCACTGCGCTGGCGGGCATGGCCAAAAAGCTGCGCGCCTTTGCCTATGTGCCAACCATCGCCGAGACCGTTGAAGCAGCGCTGGCCTACCGTGACAACTTCTCCAGCCGCGAGCTGATGCTGATCCACGGTGACTGGACTGCGTGGGACGTTGCCGCCAAAGCCAGCGTCAAGCTCGATGCCTGCCTCAAGGCCGCCGCCATGCGGGCGCTGATCGACAAAGAAATTGGCTGGCACAAGACCCTGTCGAACGTCGGCGTGACCGGGGTCGATGGCATGACCAAAAACCTGTTCTGGGATCTGCAAGACCCCGACACCGAGGTCGGCCTGCTCAACGCCAACGAAGTCACCGGCCTGATCCAGTCCAACGGGCCCCGCTACTGGGGCAACCGCACCTGCTCCGATGATCCCCTGTTCGCCTTCGAGAACTACACCCGTACCGCCCAAATACTGGCCGACACCATGGCCGAGGCTCACATGTGGGCCGTCGATAAGCCCATGACCCCCTCCCTGGTCAAAGACATCGTCGAAGGGGTCAACGCCAAGGGCCGCGAGCTGGTCGCCGGGGGTTACCTGCTCGGTTTTAACTGCTGGTACAACGAAGAGCTCAACGATAAAGACACCCTCAAGGCAGGCAAGCTGCGCATTGATTACAACTACACCCCGATGCCGCCGCTCGAAGACCTCGGCTTCATCCAGCGCATCACCGATTCCTACCTCATCGACTTCGGCGCTCGCGTCGCGGCCGCAGCATAAGGAGCCACCATGGCACTGCCACGCAAAATCAAACGCCTGAACGTCTTTCTAAACGGCGATAACTGGGTCGGTGAAGCGGAAGATTTCACCCCGGCCAAACTGTCCCGCAAGTTCGAAGCCTATCGCGGCGGCGGCATGGGCGGTGCCGTCAACATCGACATGGGGCTCGATGACAGCGCCCTTGATGTGTCGTTCACCTTTGGCGGCTACGGCGAACAGCTCCTGCGCTGCATGGGTGAACCAAAGGCCGACGGCACCAGCCTGCGCTTTGCCGGATCAACCCAGCGTGATGACACCGGCGAAGTGATGGCCGTCGAAATCGTCTGCCGTGGCCGCTTCAAAGAGCTCGATCGCGGCACCCTCAAGGCCGGTGACAACACCCAGGCCAAGGTCAGCATGGTCAACACCTACTACAAAGAGACCGTCAACGGTCAGGTGATGCATGAGATTGACCTCATCAACATGATCGAAATTGGCCCCGATGGCGTCGATCGCATGGCCGAGCACCGCAAAGCCATCGGCCTCTAACCAATTCACCCATACAACGGGCGGCAAACAGCCGCCCTCACTACATCAACAACAGGAACTAACACCATGGAACAGAAAGAAATCACCCTCGACACCCCGATCCAGCGCGGCGAAACCACCCTCCACAGCCTGATCATTCGCAGCCCCAAAAAGGCCGCTCACCTGCGCGGGCTCAACACCATGGACATCGTCCAGATGAACGTCGACACCCTGATCAAACTACTGCCCCGCATCACCGAACTGAGTGAGCCAGAAGTAGCCGACATGGCCCCAGCCGATCTGCTCAAAGCCGGGGTAGTGGTGGTCGGTTTTTTGATGGGCTCGCAGCAGGAGGCTTACCTCACTGCATAGATGACCTGATGGCCGAGATCGCCATCATCGCCCACTGGCCGCCATCCGAGATGGCGGCCATGGATATCAGCGAGCTGATGGGCTGGCACCAACGCCTCGTTGAGACTCACAACCGCATCAACGGGGCACCAGAACAATGAACCCTCTCAAACTTCAAATCCTGCTCGGGGCGGTCGATAAACTGACCGGCCCCCTTAAAGCAGTCAGCGGCCAAAGCCGCCTCACCGCCAAAGACCTGGTCGAAACCAAAAAGAAAATCCGTGACCTCGAAACCCAATCAGGTCAAATCGAAGGTTACAAGAAGCTGGGCGCCCAGATTGGCGCCACCAAGGCGCAGCTAAAGCAGGCCGAGGGCTCGTTCAGCGATCTGCAACGCAAGATTGCCGACACCCCCAAGCCAACCCGGCTGATGATCAACGAGCTCAACAAGGCAGAGAAAGCACTCAACCAGCTCAAGACCAAGCAGGGGGAGATGATCACCCGTCACGCTCAGATGGGTGATGCCATGCGCCAGACCGGTATCAACACCGGCAACCTCAGTGAAACCCAGCGCCGCCTCAAAACCGACCTTGCAGCCACCAACACCCAACTGGAACAACAGCGCACCAAGATGGGCCAACTGGCCGACCAGCAAAAGCGCATGAATCAGGTCAAAGCCAACTACCGCAAGACCCAAGAGCTGCGTGGCCAGCTGGCAGGGCACGGGGCTGGTGCCATTGCAAGTGGTACTGCTATGGGGCTACCAGTGCTGGGAGCAATCAAGGGTTATGCAGACTTCGAAGACGCCATGAAAGGGGTGGCTAAGCAAGTTGATGGTGCTCGTGATAGTGCCGGAAAGCTAACCCCGGTTTACTTCCGCATGTCGAAGCAGATGAAAGACATGGCGGAAGATCTGCCCATGCAAAACGGCGCCATCGACTTTGCTGGGCTCGTTACCGGTGGCGCCCGCATGGGCGTACAAGGGGAAGAAAACCTCATCAGGTTCGCCAAAACCAACGCAATGGCATCGAAAGCGTTTGAAGCCCCGGCAGAACAGCTGGCAGAAGACCTTGGCAAAATTGCCAACCTCTACAAGATCCCGATAAACGAGATAGAGGGGTTGGGTGATGCCCTCAACTATCTGGATGACAACGCACAATCCAAGGGGGGAGACATCATTGACGTGCTGCAACGTCTGGGTGGTGTAGCTGACAAGCTCGATTACAAGAAAGCGGCAGCGCTAGGCTCAACATTTCTCAGCCTTGGCACCCCAAGGGAAGTAGCCGCATCAGCATCAAACGCCATGGTGCGCGAACTATCCATCGCCACCATGCAAAGCAAGACATTCCAAGCGGGTATGAAGGCCATCGGCATGAAGTCGGCGGATATTGAAAAAGCCATGACCACCGATGCCATGGGTACCATTCTCAAGGTGCTTGACAAGATCAAAACCATGAAGGCCGAGGACCAATTAAGGGTAACCACCCAACTATTTGGCAAGGAGTTTGGCGATGATGCTTCAAAGCTGGCCAACAACCTGCCAGAACTGCGCCGCCAGCTGGCATTGGTCAATGACGAAAAAGCCAGAGGCTCTATGCAGCGAGAATCTGACATAGATAAAGACTCACTGAGTTCCCAGTGGTTGCTGCTGCAAGCTGGGATCGCAAACGTCAAATCAAACTTAGGTGAACTTCTCCGTGGCTCACTAATGGACATCATTGGCTACATCAAGGAGACGGTGAAAACCGTGCGTAACTGGGTAGAGGCAAACCCTGCCCTAGCCAATACCTTGGTCAAAGTAGCGGCCGTTGTATCGGTAATAACCATTGCCTTGGGGGCATTATCACTGGCCGTAGCGGCCATTCTAGGACCTATCGCCATCATGAGGTTGACCTTCGGCATACTCGGAATAAAAGGCACCTTTTTAAGTAAGGCAATATCTCTCCTGCTGGCACCGATAAAGTGGCTCACCATGGGGATTTTAAGACTCGGTATTGCCATGCTTACCACCCCGATCGGCTGGTTCATCATGGGTATCGCAGCGATTGCCGGGGGTGCCTACCTCATCTACAAAAACTGGGATGGCATCTCCAAGTGGTTCACTGAGCTTTGGGAACAATGCAAAGCCCCCGTGTTGGCATGGTGGGAGCTCGTCAAAGAGCTGGCCAGCTGGACGCCCCTTGGCCTCTTCATGACCTCATGGGACAAGGTATGGGCATTCTTCAACACCTTGCCAGATGGCGCAGCCAATAAGGGACAGGCAATCGTACAGGGGCTGATCGACGGCATCACGGCTAAATGGAAAACCCTGATGGAGAAGATTAAAACCTTCACCCAGTACCTGCCGGATTGGTTCACTGGTGGCAGTGTCACCATCGCACAAGAGGGCGGTATTGGGCCAAGTTACCTTTCAGGTAACAGAGGTGGCGGATTAGCGCTAGCAGGAGCCAGCGGCTACGGCCCACGCATTATCGAACCAGCACGGGCAATGCCTGCCAACAGGCAAACCATCGACAACTCCATCAACAGCCCCATCTACGTGTACCAGCAGCCAGGGCAGGGCGCGCAGGATGTGGCGAAAACGGTGCGCGATGAAATGCAGAAGATGCAGCGCGAGGAAAGGGCAAAAGGGAGGGCATCACTCCGTGATAACAGCTGATCAAGTGTTAACTTCGACCCAAAACAGACATAGCGGGCCGCGCTGGCCCGCCTTATCCTGTGCCGGTGCGTGGCTGGTCGAGTTGGTGAATGTGCCATCAATGGCGCTTGCCACAGTTGTTAGGATGTTGCTCATTGCGCGAGGTTGCGCGATACTGCGCAAGCAGCGGCAAAATCCGTTGCCGGGGTTGGTCCCCCGCAAGCATGAAAGCGCACAACACGCGCCCGCGTGTTTTTTTGTGTGGCCCAGTAGTACCCGCAATATCAGTTATGGCGGGCTGGGTGAGGCAGCCTCACGGCTGGCCGGTTTCCTTTTGTGCCCGGTAGGACCAACCTTGCTCAGTTCGCCACCAGATAGATACCCCCTCAAAATTGAGGCGGTTCGTAGAGTTTGGTCCCTCTTGGTGGCGATTCACTTGCACAAAAGGAATCGAGCCATGAACACGATTACCACCTTTACCCCTGCCGACATCATCAGCCTGAACCATGGCCAGCCCATGACCACCTCCCTCAAGGTGGCCGAAATCTTTGGCAAGCGTCACGATGACGTATTGAAAAAGGTTCGCAACCTAGATTGTTCATCTGAATTCAACGCCCGCAATTTTGCGGCGGTTGAATATGTAGACGGAAAAGGCGAAAAGAGACCAGCCTGCGAGATGACCAAGGATGGTTTCATCTTTGTTGTGATGGGCTTCACTGGCAAACAGGCCGCAGCCATCAAAGAGGCGTACATCAACGCCTTCAACTGGATGGCCGCCCAACTCGCCGCCCGTGCCCAACCTGACTACGCCAGCCCCCTCGCCACCATCGACAACTACACCAGCATGTTGCGCAAGGCAGACCGTGACAACGTGCTGCTCGAGCGCCAGCTCGAAGATCGCCTCTTCCTGCTGATGGAAGAGATGAACCGCCTGCGCGACGACATGCGCGCCATCCACCGTAACCACACCATCGCCCGCGATCTGGCTGACCACATCGGCATCACCGCCCGTTTCGCGCTGCCAAGAAGGAGTTGACCATGATGATGACCCTGGGCTGGTTCGTGTTTATGCGCTCGACCGTTGCCCCCCAATCCCAACAAGACGAAAAATCATGGCGCCACCCGGGCAATAACCGGGTCGGCGCCCGCCCCTCATATCAATACCTCGGGCCAGATGACGAACTCAGCACCCTGAGCGGGGTGCTCTATCCAGAGCTCACCGGCGGCCCAGTCTCCCTCGATATGCTCAATAGCATGGGCGACAGCGGCCAAGCCTTCCCCCTGATCCAGGGCGATGGCGTGATGCGCGGCTCGTTCGTGATAGAGGGGATTAGCACCACCCGTAGCGAGTTTTTCCAAGATGGCAGCGCCAGAAAAATCGAGTTCAGCATCAAGCTCAAGCGGGTCGATGACAACGACAGCTCCCTCGGTAATACCCTGCTCGGCCGCACTGCGGGCAACCTGCTCGGTCGCTTGGGGCTGGGCAAGCTGCTGAACACCGTGGGCGGCAAACTCGGGGGGCTGCTCTAATGGGGGCATTCGACCAGTTCGGTACCCGCTTGGCTGAAAACCTTGGCATCACCAGCCAGCTGGATGCCCTGATCCAGCTACATCCGGCCCCCACCTATCAGGTGCGGGTCGATGGTTCTGACATCTCGGGCACCCTGCGCCCGCGCCTGATGCACATGACCATCACCGATAACCGGGGCTTTTCGGCAGACACCATCGAGATCGCCCTCGATGACAGCGACGGCAAACTGGCCATGCCGCGCCGTGGGGCCACCCTGCAAGCCAGCATCGGCTGGCAAGGCGGCTCACTGGTCGATAAAGGCACCTTCAAAATTGACGAGGTCGAACACGGCGGCGCCCCGGATGTGCTCACCATCCGGGGCAAGTCGGCCGATCTGCGCGGCGGCATGAACAAACTGCGCGAGCGCAGCTGGCACTTTGAGACTATCGGCGCCATCGTGGACCAGCTGGCCGCCCGCTATGGCCTGACACCGAGCGTCGGCGAAGCCTTCAAGGGGATGATGATCGACCACATCGACCAGACCAACGAGAGCGATCTGGCCTTTCTCACCCGCTTGGCAACCGAGCAGGATGCCATCGCCACCGTCAAATCTGGCCGTCTGATGTTCATCAAAGCGGGCAACGGCACCACCGCCAGCGGCAAGCCACTGCCCGCCATCACCATCACCCGCCAGGACGGCGATCAGCACCAGTTCTCGGTGGCCGACCGCGATGCCTACACCGGCGTCACCGCCTACTGGCAAGACAACAAGACCGCCGAGAAGAAGAAAATCGAGGTGAAGCGCAAGCGAAAGACCAAACCGAAAGAGGAACGGCCATTACCGCCGGGGGTGGTGGTCAACAAGAAGGAAAACGAGCTGCTGGTTGGCGACAGTGAGAACGTCAAAGAGCTGCGCCATGTTTACGCCAGCCAGAGCAACGCTATGCGGGCCGCCAGGGCAGAGTGGGAAAAGCTGCAGCGTGGCGTGGCCGAGTTTCAGATCACCTTGGCCAGAGGCCGCCCCGAACTCTACCCGGAACAACCCACCACGGTCAGGGGCTTCAAACCACAAATCGACGAGGCCGACTGGCTACTCACCCAGGTGGTGCACGACCTCACCGATCAGGGCTACACCAACCGCCTGCAACTCGAAGTGAAGCTGGAAGAGCTACCGGAATAA